GCCTTCCGAGTACTGCGCAGTTTGTGTGCGGCAGCCGGTTGGGTTGAGAGTGACCTTTGCATCATCGACTGCATTGCCGAAGACACCGCATATGCATTCGTCAATTTCGATGGTGACCTGGTGGAGTTTTTCGGGTCGAATCCATCAGGCCATCCTTTGACTGTGATCATCAACTGCATTGCCAACGCCCTGTACATGCGCTTCGCGTTTGTCAAGTTGTGTCCGTTTGAGGGGTCAACCTACGTGAAGGCGCGCCGCTTCAAGGAATTTGTGCGCCTGCTGACATATGGTGATGACAACACCATGGGCGTGTCACGTGCTGCAGATTGGTTTAACCACACAGCCATTCAAAGGGCCATGTCTGACATTGGTGTGGAGTACACCATGGCGGACAAGGAGAGTCACTCACGTCCATTCATCCACATCCGTGAGATCTCGTATCTCAAGCGAACGTGGAAGTGGGATGAGGACGTCGGTGCTGTGGTGGCTCCGTTGGAAGAGGCCTCTATCCACAAGATGCTCACCATCTGCAACCCTTCAGGTGATGAGTCGCCGGAATTGCACATGGCAAGTGTGATGGCGTCAGCCTTGAACGAGTGGTTTTGGCACGGTAAAGCTAAGTTCGAGCGCGAGCGAGAGTGGATTTGGTCGCTGGCTCAGCGACACAACTTGACGATGGAGCTGAAGTTCAAGGGATTCCCAACGTGGGAGGAGCTAAAGGAGAGATTCTGGAAAGCTTCCACTCATGTGGTTGGGGCCGAACTGGGGTGTGAGTCAGAGCACCCGCGCAGCGTGCTGCCGAATTAGTCTACCGTCTGATGCGATCTGTGTACTTTATGTTATGCGTTTTAAAGGATTACAAGCGTGCGTATCAGTTGTAAATCCACCCTTCAGGGGGTTCGCCTTTTTAGGAGTGAGGGTTAGGGATGCCCACAAAAACGCGAACTTGCATGTAGAATAAGTCTTCTCCTGCATTTTAAATTGACTTGCGAAAACAACACAAACAACAACAGGAGTGTGTACTCAAAAAACAAAAAATAAAAGCATCCCAGCTGAAAGCGCTGGATTCAGTTCGTATGAGTGTCCTCGTTGTGATCACGTCATGATCCTACGAGATATGTCGGTTGAGTGCGAACGATGTTGCCCAATGCAGTGTTCATTGCAGTCGGAGGAGGTCTTGCTGGCTCCAACAGTGAGTGATATGACGATGACCACCGAGGTGACAACAAGCTTCGTTGATGCCAACGCTGGAGTGAGCGTCGGTTCCAAGGTGTCGCCGTTGGACTATGAATTAGCGGATGCGCAAACATCTGCTGATTTGGCGTCTTTCTTGGCACGTCCAGTGCGACTACAGTCCGTGACATGGTCGCCTTCGGATCCCGTCGGGTTCCTAACCGCCAACCAAGCTGTATGGGCAAACTTCCTCAACAATCCATCAATCAAGAATAAGCTCAGCAATTACGCGTTCATTCGCGGGAATCTGAAGCTGAAAATCGTTACTAACGCTTCGCCGTTTTTGTATGGATCGCTGAGAATGGTCTATCGTCCTCTGCACTTGTTCAAGGGGGTGACGGTTTCCTCATCCTTTCCGTCAGCTCTGATGCCGTATTCTCAAATGCCAGGAGTGTGGATTACTCCGGCACACAGTGAGGGCGCCGAGTTCACGTGCCCATTCATTTGGCCAAAGTCCTTTGTGCGCACTGCAATCATTGGTGAGGCTGACGAATTGGGAGTGATGGATTTGATTGTCTACAACGCGTTGGCCAGTGCGAACGGAGCCACTTCGTCCGTGACGGTGCAAGTGTTTGCTTGGATGGAAGATGTCGTCCTCGCAGGACCAACTGTGGGGGCTGTTTTGCAGGCTGACGAGTATGGCGTGGGAGTAGTGTCTGCCCCTGCTTCTGCGATTGCTGCTGCGGCGTCCAAATTCACTAAGCTGCCCACCATCGGTAGATTTGCGAAGGCTACTGAGATAGGGGCTAGTGCGGTGTCTAACATAGCGAAGCTGTTTGGATTCACCAACGTTCCCGTCATCGAAGACGTGCGCCCCGTGCGCAATTCACCTTTCCCTTACTTGTCATCCGCGGAAATTGGATATCCGCATGACAAGCTTGCGCTGGATGCTAAGAACGAGTTGTCTATAGATCCGGCCATTGCTGGGCTTGGTGATGAGGATGAGTTGGCCATTGCGAACTTCGTGCAGCGAGAGTCGTTTCTCACGGGCACCACGTGGACCAGTGCATCTCCAGCCGACACCCCTTTGTTCACCAGCGTCGTCGTTCCACAATTGACGTATGCTGTGGGCAATGTGATTGATTTCATTCCTTCCGCCTTAGTATCGAACATGTTTCGGAATTGGCGAGGTGATATGATTTTTCGGTTCAAGTTCATCGCTACGCCGTTTCACAAGGGGCGAGTTCGTATCAGTTACGACCCTCAGTCTGCTGACATTCAAACTACCGGTGACACGGGTCCATTCGTTCTCAACAAAGTGGTCGATTTGGGTGCTGAGACTGATGTGGAGTTTCGCATTCCTTACCAACAAGCACTCCCGTGGTGCTACACGTTGGCCAGCAATCAGACCAGCGTGTGGTCAACGAGTAACACCCCAGCGCTCTCAATGACCGACACATTTCACAACGGTATGATTTCCGTGAAGGTTTTGACAGCACTGACAGGTCCCACCACAGCTTCGTCCATTGGCATTCAAGTGTTCGTGCGCGGTGCAGAAAACTTGGAGTTTGCCAATCCAGTCTCCTCCGCAGTTGATTTAACGCCTTTTGCGTTGCAGTCTGAGGAATATTTCGACAACGGTACGCCTATGTCAGACTCTATGGGAACGAGCTCTGAAGCAGCGACGCACCGTGCATTGGTGAACTTTGGTGAGAGTGTGAAGTCATTGCGAACTTTGATGCGGCGTCACAATTTATTGGACACCGTCACTATTCCAGCACCGAGCTCCGGGGTGGGAGTCTTTCGGTTGAGCCAGACGCGATTCCCATTGCATTATGGCTATGACCCGAATGGTTGGAATACGGCCAAGGGAGTGATCGTGCCGGCGAGTAATTTCGACTTCAATTTCGTCAACGTTTTACCTTGGCATTTGATTTCGAACTGCTTTTTGGCGCATCGTGGATCGGCCAATTGGGTGTTTCACCCCACCCGAGCGAGTGTGTCGCTCACGTCGAGAATCACACGGAACAATTTGACGTTCAACACGTATTCGGTGGGATGGTTCCAAGGGGCCCTCACCAACACCAACGTGAAGAATTTGAATTACTGGAAGAACCAGAAGCCGACCACTGCTGGGTCTTCATTGACCCATACGCAAACGACGTCGGGCCACGCCATTGTGGCTCCTAGTTATTCACCGTTCAAATTTCAGTCTACTCAACCGACACTCATGACGAGTCCTGCTGGTCCTGCAAGTCCAGCATATGATGGTTCAGTTTATGATACAATTGATGTGGAAATCCCGAACGACACTTCGGTGCTCTCACTCGGTGAAGGTACCATTGAGCGCTATTTTGGCGTTGGTGCGGACTACACTCTTCATTTTTTCATGAACTGTCCAACATTGAATTACTTGGTGGCTTCGGCCGTTTTACCGTAGTAGTTGGGACAAAAACTAGTATGTAATCATACTCGCAATCAGAAGCGTAGATTCTGACGCAGAGAATACCTGCCTAAACAAACACAATACTATACCTACGTGCAGGATAGGGCGGACCAGAAGTCCGCCGGCCTTGATCGGCTTATCATCATTAGATGCTATAAATCGGTCTTCGGGCCACCCTTTAGCATTTGACGATTATTTAGCCGATCTGGGCCACCAATTAGC